CTCCTGTCACCAAGCATCAGTCAGAAGACTTTGTGTTCTCTAACACAGATGCTTGGCCTAGAGACACACCGCAGCAACGTGCGGCTGTACGTCAGTATCAGGCAGCTATCGCATCACACTCTAACAACACCATCATCATGGCTACTACGTTCGACAAGCCGCGCATTATGGATGGTGTGATGTATATGAAAGACAACGCATACTTCCAACAGATGCGTAAAGTTTTTCCTAAGATGTACGCAATAGACAAGCGGGCATCTACTGGCTCGACTGCGCTTGTTCGCATGGACAGCCAGCTTATGACGCTGCCATTTACCTTTATGAACTTTGCCTTTGGTGCAAACAACAAGATCATTGGTGCGATTGCTGATCCAAGCAGGGCTTACAGATTGCAGGGCGTGTCTGCGTTGCTTGGTATGTCTTACCTATCGCTGTCATTCAAAGATCAGTCATGGTGGAAAGACGCAGATAGCATTGAGACAATGGCAAGAGTAGTAGATCACTCAGGTATCTTGGGTGTGTACTCTGACATCGGTTATCGCGGTCTGGCTATGGCAGTCAACACTGGCATGATGCGCGAGGATGCATCTCCAATCCCGCCTAAATGGATTAGCGGCACACCAAGCGAAAGACAGGGTGATGCTATTGCTGAAGTGTTAGGCGCACCGGCTGGATTGGGTCTGGAATATTACCGTCTTTGGGATCGCTACCTTAAAGGTGACAGGGTGGGTGCTACTAAAGACTTCGGCTACTCAATACCGTTTGTTGGTTTGCCATTGTGGCGTGATGATGCAAGGGATTTCTTTAACGCAGGCCGCCGGTAATTGTGCGTGGCAAACTGCATTAGTGCATGATAGAGGATTACTATGACGATTAACTTGAGCGATAATTCACCACGAATATCCTACGCTGTGGCATCTGGTGTTACACAGTCTAGCTTTACTGTGCCGTTTAAGTTCTTTGAAGAAGGTAATGTTAATGTTTATGTCGATGGTGTTCTTAAAACCATCACGACAGATTACACTGTAAGTGGCGGCAGCGGCACAAGCGGCACAGTTACAATGTCAGTCACTGGCATATCTGGTGGCAGTAGCGTTGTTCTTACCCGTGATGTAGCATTAGAAAGAACAACAGACTTTCCAACATCTGGCCCATTTGATGTGTCTAGCTTAAACAACGAGTTAGATAAAATCATTGCTGTTCAAGCAGATTTAAAAAGCCGCGTTGATCGGTCAATTCAAGCAACTGATTACGATGAAGATGCAGCAATTTACTTGCCATCAAAAGATGATCGTAAAGGCAAGGTATTAGCTTTTAACGCTTCAACAGGTGATGTTGAGGTCGGCGCAACAATATCTAACATCACAGCACTTTCTGCTGTAACAAATGATATTGCAACATTAGCTGACATTGAAGATGGTACTATTGCAACGGATGCTATATCTGGCCTTGCAGCAATAAGCTCAAATGTAAACACTGTTGCATCTAACATTACTAATGTTAGCAATGTTGGCAGTAATATTTTGCATGTTGAAAATGTTAGCAACAATATGTCATCTGTCACATCGGCTGTGACAAACGCAGCAACAGCAAACGCTGCTTTAGATACATTCCAACAGGCATTTAACTCAGGAGCATCTGCTCCACCATCTCCTACTGACGGCGATCTTTGGTACGACACAACTAACAGTCAGCTGCGTGTTTATGTAAACGCGTCATCGCAGTGGGAAATTGCTGGAAGTTATTTAGATGCATTAACAAGCACGCATGTGTTCACGGCAACAGCAGGCCAGACTTCATTTGTTACTGATGATGATGGCAATACGCTTTCTATACACTCAAATGGTAACACCTTTGTTTACAAGAACGGCATTCGCTTAACGATTGGTAGCTCTAGCACCAATGATTATTACATTAATGGCAACACTATTATCCTCAACTCAGGTGCAAACCTTAATGATGTGATTCTGGTTGAAGTCTTTACTAAGTTTACATCTGTGCAAGAAGCATCGTTAGATCAAAAAGTAACGGATGCTGCTACATCAGCAACAAACGCAGCTACCTCTGAAGCAAATGCGGCAACATCTCTTGCTGCTATTGGTTCATCAGAAACAAATGCGGCTGCATCTGCAACAGCTGCGGCTACATCTGCTGCTGCAGCATCAAGTGATGCCACATCAACAGCTGCAGACGCTGTTTCAACCGCTGCCGATGCTGCATCTTCTGCTGCTTCGCAGGCGGCTGCCGCTACATCAGCTTCAAATGCTGCATCTTCAGCTACCGCTGCATCTGCATCACAAAGCGCGGCAAGCACATCTGCATCAAACTCCTCTACCTCAGAGACAAATGCTGCCGCTTCTGCTGCGGCTGCTTTAGTAAGCGAAAATGCTGCGGCGGCTTCTGAATCAAATGCTGCAACATCTGAAACAAATGCTGCAGCAAGCGCAACTGCTTCTTCAGCAAGCGCAACAAGTTCATCTGCATCATCTACGTCAGCCGCAAGCGCACAGGCTGCTGCTGAAAGCGCAAGAGATTCTGCCCTGGCAGCATTCGATTCATTTGATGACAGGTATCTTGGGGTGTTTGCCTCAAACCCAACAACCGACAATGACGGCAATGCATTACTTGCTGGTAGTCTTTATTTCAATTCAGCATCATCAGCTATGCAGGTCTATACTGGATCAGGCTGGACTGCTGCATATGTATCCGGCACAGGCTTTGCGGCTCTTTCAGGAGCGTCTTTTACTGGTGACATTACAGTACCAAACATATCTCTTTCTGGCACGATTGACGGCAGAGATCCATCTGCTGATGGTACAAAACTTGACGGCATTGAAGCTGGTGCGACTGGAGATCAGACTGCATCAGAGATCATGACAGCAATCAAGACTGTTGATGGAGCATCATCCGGTCTTGATGCTGATTTGTTAGATGGGCAAGAGGGAAGTTATTACTTAGATTATAATAACGCTACAAACACACCTACGACTGTAGCTGGTTACGGTATTACAGACGCTTTTGACGGTGCGTTCAGTTCACTATCTGGAACACCGACCACAGTAGCTGGCTATGGCATTACAGACGCCTTTGATGGTGCGTACAGTTCATTGAGTGGCACGCCGACTATTCCAACCAACAACAACCAGCTAACTAATGGTGCCGGTTACACAACATACTCTGCTAACCAAAGCCTTAACACCTCTAACTCGCCCACCTTTGTTACATTAAATGCAACGACTGTTGACCTTGGTGTTTGGACAGTGACAGAGAGTTCTGGTGTGCTTTATTTCAAACATAACGGCACGAATAAGATGAAAATAGATTCCTCTGGCAACCTTACTGTTGTCGGTGATGTAACAGCATTTGGGAGCGTATAATGGCAACAACTAAAGCAATGACATTATCTGATCTTCTTGATGGCAATGGCGATGTTGTTGCATCAGCACTTGATAACGCATCATCTTTGTTTGGCTTGCCAACTGGCTGGACTATTGGCTCAAGCGGCAGCGATATGGTTTTTTCATACAGCGGCACAGCAAAGTTTAAGATTGCAACCGATGGCTCTGTTACAGCAATTGATGACGTTACAGCTTATGGGAGCATTTAGATATGCCAGTACCTAGCAGTGGTCAGATACGTATAAGCGATCTTGTTGCTGAGTTTGGTGGTGACGCGCCTCATGCATTAAGCGAGTATTATCGTGGTGGTGCGCGAGTTCCTTCAAACAACACAAACATACCAACAAGCGGTCAGTTCCGCATGTCTAACGGATATGGCGCAGTTAATGAAATTGCTATCGCAGCTACAAGCGGTACTAACGTAGACCTGTCTAGCTTGTTTGGTGGTAATTGGACAAGCACAGTGCCTAAGCGTCTGACGATTGGTTCTGGCGTTACCATTGGTGGCACAGGCTCAAGCGCAGCTATCATCATCCCATCAAACATGGCTGGCACGTTAGAGATTGATAATGCTGGTGACATCATCGGCTTTGGTGGTGCAGCTAACGGTGGTGCTGGTGGCAATGCTATTAGCAACTCAGCATCTGGCGTAACCATCAACAACACTGGCTTATTGGCTGGGGGTGGCGGCGGTGGTGGCTCTGGTGGCACAGGTGGTGGTGGCAGTTACACAAACACGACAATTAACTATCAATACAGTCAGAATCAGCCACTCTACTTGTGGCAACATTATTGGGAACAAGGTAGTTCAAGAGGCCATTGGAATGGTACACAAGTGTTTTATCGCGGCAGTTCAAACTCAAGCCCATATCTAGGTTATTATAAGGGTTCTTTTCAGGGCAGCACCTCGAGTACTGAAAGGTATAAAATCGGTAAAGCAAGCTCTTCAACCGTCAACACTAATGGCGGTGGTGGTGGCTCTGGCGGCGTAGGTCAAGGCTATAATCAAACAAACACATCTGGAGCATCTGGCGCAGCTGGTGGAACCAATGCTGGCACAGGTGGCACTGGTGCTACTGGTGCAGCCTATGGCACAGCCGGATCGACAGGCGCAACAGGCGCAAATGGTAATAGAACTAATGGCTCTGGTGGATCATCAGGCGGTGCAGCCGGAGCAGCCGTAACAGGCACATCAGTGTCAATGAATAACACAGGCACACTTTATGGAGCAGTCGCATGACACAGTATAATATTGAGAAGATTGAAGGCGGCATTGCAACTGTACGTTATGCCGATAATAGCTGGGCAGAGTTGGTTCTGTCAGCCGATATGACACAGGAAGACCTTGATGATTTGGCATTACAGTTTGCACCAAAGAGTGGCGTTGCACCTAGCTTCGCAACAGTTGGTTTCACTTCCACAGCCAGTGCTAAACCTGAGCCTATCGTTGAAGAACTTGTCGATGACAGACCCGCTTGGCTTATCGCAAGAGAGGCTGCATACGGTTCATTAGAAAGTCAGGTTGAGTATATCACAGAGAACGGCTTAGATGCTTGGCAAACACACGTTGCTGAGATCAAAGCTGCTAATCCAAAGACCTAACATGAATGGATCCAGTCACCGGAATCGCTCTTGCTAGCACCGCATACAAAGCTATTTGCACCGCCTTCCAACATGGGCGTGAGATTGAGCAGATGGCAGGCGATCTCGGAAGATGGATGCAAGGCATCAATGCTGTCAAGGAAGGTCACTCTAAGGCAAAAGGCAGACGCATTGGATCGGTAGAAGAAGAAGCTCTTGAAACATTTGCAGCCATGAAAAAGGCAGAGCAGATGGAAAACGAGCTTCGTAACTTTATCACTGGTCATTACGGCATGAATGCTTGGCAACAGATCATAAAGATACAAGCAGACATTAGAGTAAGGCAGCGGCAAGAAAAGATAGAAGCTGCAAGGCGGCAAGAAGAAATCTTTGAATACATATTAATAGGTGCATCTGTGTTTGTGGTCGCTGTTGTAGCGATCTTCGTTTTTATCATTGCTTTTACATAATGTGCGTTTTGCAACATGCATTAATGCAGTAGGTTAAGTCATGGATCAGAAAGATATACTTGATAGTGCAGCAATATTCGCAACGGTGGGTTCAATGACAGACATTCTCCCACCAGTAGCCGCTATTTTTACTATCGTATGGACTGCGCTGCGCATCTACGAGATGAATACAGTGCAGCGATGGCTTAAGAAATGATTGCTATTATCAATGCTGTTGCTTCTCTTGCTGGCACATGGATGGAAGGCAAGGTCGAGACACAGAAAGCCAAGGTCGAGGTAGCCAAGCGTGTTGCTGCTGGCGAACAGGAGTGGAACCAGACAATGGCATCTGCTTCTGCATCATCTTGGAAAGATGAGTGGCTTACAATTTTGGTGAGCATCCCCCTTATATTAGCATTCACAGGGCATGAAGACATCGTGCAGCGCGGCTTCGATGCGTTGCAGTCAATGCCTGACTTTTACAAGACAGCCGTTGGTGTTGTGTTTGCCGCCAGCTTCGGTGTTCAACAGCTAACAAAGATGTTTAAGAAATGATTGTAGTATCAGAGTTGACTGACCTCATTGCAGAGCATGAGGGCAAGAGCCTTGCTATGTATACCGATACTGTTGGCGTTCCGACAATCGGCTATGGACATAATCTTCAGACACCTATCTCAGAGCATGCAGCCAAGGTCATCCTTGCTGATGATGTTAAGGTTGCCATCGATGAGTTAGATGACCGCATGGATTGGTGGCGTGATCTGCCTGACCCAGCCCAGCTAGTGCTGGCATCGATGGTGTTTAACCTTGGATGGCCTCGATTCTCGCGCTTCAAAAAGTTA